CTCAAGCCCGATGATGTTTGAGCGGCGCAGGCCTGTTGCCAGTGCCAATATCTCTACTGGCTTAATGCTCTCTGGCATGCACTCGATCAACCGTTCAGCTTCTTCTCTGGTCAGCCACCGTATCCGCTTACTGATTGGCTTGCGGGTTTTGATAACTGGCGCTGTTTTTATCCAGCCCCAGTCATTCGCCGCGGCCCTGAGCAGAGAACGAATGAAGGAAAGGTGCTGCGCCTTCGTCGCCTGAGAAACCTGCCGTGGTTTGTACTCCGGAACCGGCTTTCCCTTCCTCATCGCGGCATCACGCTTACTCTCCCACACCTGCAGGTGCTTACGGTTGATCATCCCGTTAACGGCTTCGTGAATTTCCTCCGCCGTTATTTTCGAAACGTCGCGGCCGGAAAAATGCTGCAGCCAAAACTCTATTTTGGTTTTGTCATCATCCAGCGACCGCTTGTGATCTTTCTCCCGCAGCCACCGGATACAGCACTCTTCGAAGGTTCTGACAGGCAGGTCTCCGATCTGGTCAACCCGCCATGCTTCAGCCTTTAGCTTGTCGTGGAGCTCCTGTGCCTGCTTTTTGTCCCCCGTACCAAGAGATCGCCTAACTCTTTTCCCTGACGGCGTAAAGAAATGACAGTGCCACATGCCGCCTCTGAGGGTGATGGACATAAAATATCTCCTTTATGCTCACCCGCGTTCGCTCGTTTAGTTTCCTGCGGGGATGACAAATACGCAATACATGCCGCTTCGGTCGTTCTGTACTTGTTGCCGACCTTGCGGCCGGCGAGTTCTCCTGACTCAATCAGGCGGTAGATTACCCGCGCCGACACGATGAGTAAGTCGGCGGCCTGCTGAGCTGTTATCGGTTTGTCTGACGCCATATCACCTCCGATGCTTACCGCGTAATTCCTCTTCCTCCTGACAGTCAGCGCAGCGCTGACAGCCCGCCACCAGTTCCCGGCGCCGCTCGGGTATCTCTTCCCCGCAGTCGCGGCAGTGAGTAGCTGAAACAGCGTTATGTTTGATCCGCATGTTCTGGATGGTCATTTCCAGACGGCGCTCTGCCAGCTCGTTGGCCTGATCGATGAGTTCTGCGCTCATGCTGCATCTCCTTCTGCGCGCTCACTTGGAAGCGGCTCAAGCCCACGATTGAGTTCGCGCTGCATGCTGCCAAAAATACGGCGCATACGGCTAATTTCTTCGTTTTCAGTCAGTCGTGTAACGGCGCTCTCAAGGGCTCTAGCCAGTAGATGCCGTGGAGAATCAGGATCAACGCCCAGCAGCACGGCTAAATCCCGCTGCGCATCGGTGAGTCGTTCCTCTTCCCGGCGGCGATTATCTTCGCGGCGCTTCTGTTCATCGATACTTTCCTGGCGAACAGTTTTGGCGCGCTCCTCTGCAAATTTGATTTCGCTTTCCAGCCTGTCTTTAGCCATACATGCTTGCGCGACTAGGCGGGAAACATCTTCACCATGTTTTTTCGACAGGTTTCTTTCAACAAACCAGGAACCGTATGAGCGGCTTTTAATCTGTGTGCGCTCAACTTCCCTGGTCATGCCGTCCATCAGCAATTTAATCCAGGCGTCACGCGGCAAGTTGTCGATCTGGCGCATTGTCGGGCCTTTCAGGGTGTGCCAGCCTGATTCTTTGCGCACCATCAGGCCGCAGCCATCAGGGATATCGGATTTTTTAAGCAGACCTTCAGGAACAGCGAACACAACACCGCCAGCATATTTAAAATATTTTGTGTATTTCCCGGCGGTCACGTCTGCGCGAAAGTCGCTCATACTTACTTTCACCTCATAAACGATGGGGCAGAATTTGCTATAGCTATGGGCCATTGCATAAACGTCAGGTCGGCATGTACCTGAGGGGCCAAGCTGCATATCTTCCCAGCAGATGCGAGCAGTATTTCGGCGTAGGTGCTCAGCCAGATCGTGCGCTAATTCGTTATGCCCCCATTTCATGCTTCACCTGCCTTGTCTTTGAGGTCAGCGCGCAGATGGATTTCCTTGCCGTTTGCTGCAGGGAAAATAAGCACGTCATCGCGGGCAATCATCAGATGGGCTACAGCAAACAGAACATCATCCGTAACATCGAACTTTTCCCCGGTGAATTCGCGCACGCCTGGGGCCAATTTGCTAGGCTTAGAGCGCCCAGCAAAGATACGGTTAGTTAAGCCTGACAGGCCGACAGTAATAGGGTTGCTCATGATTCCACTCCATACCGCCCATTCATGCGGCCAATAACACTGACAAATTTGACTAAGCTGACACCCATCGGCTTTACCTTCTCGTAGTGCTTGCGAAGGATGGGGGGGCATACAGCGTTCCACTTCGGTTTAGGCTTTACGCTCATCGCTTTGGTTAGCTCTTCTGCGCAGCGACGAGCCTGGGCGCGGAGGATGTTTTCCTGTTCTTCTGGCGTCATGCTGCCTCCGTCTTCACAACGTCAATGGCGCAGCCGGGTATCAGCTCAACGGAAGCGGTAGCGCACTGGTTGCCCCAGTGGCTCCAGCCTGGCGCAGCGCTGCGGCTGAAAAGCTCAATCCGCGGCACATCGCCGTAGAGCTGCTCCAGACGGTGGCGAACCTCCCACGGTTTCTCGCTGTGCGCGCCGAGTGGGCTGTAAACCACCTGTTTAATGCCAGCGTGCTTGCGTTCCAGCCCGGCGCCGCGGGTGGCGATCAGCACGTCTTCGGTATTGGCGCGGGTATGGTTGCCGCCGTTCATGCGCGTCTCGGCATTCAGCAGGTCGAGGAAGTCGTAAAAGTCGGTCACATCTCCCTCTGCCAGGGCCTTGGTAATGCGCAGTTCGGCTAATTGGTTCAGCTTCACCCAGGTGAAGCCCTTCATAGTGCGCACCGTAAAGCCCCATGCCTCGGCCAGCTCGAACGCCTCCTGGTTGTGGGTGCCGGTGTACCACATTGCCAGCACCGCGTTTTCAGCAGCCAGTTCCCACACGGGCAGACGCTTCAGGTCGATGAGTCGCATTGTCGAATAGTGATCGGCAGCGGCGCCGTTGCTGATCGTATTGCCGTAAGCCCATGGCGGATCCGCATAGATAAGTGAGTACCGGTTCATAGGACTGACTCCATTTCGTCGATGTATAGGCCCTGGGCAATGAGGCGGCTACGGCGTGCTGCACGTTCAATGCACTCCTGTCGTCTACCTTCCTGCGATTGCTCTATGGCGCGCCGGGTGAACAGCCGCGATTTGCCCTGCGGTGTCACTACCTTCGGTTTCGTCACGAGGTTAAATGTCCGGTCACAGATGCCGTCATCGTTGAGCCATTTCTCCGATTCAACTATCTGCGCTATCTGCCCGGAGCCGCGGGTAATGCCATTGGCCACCCGGTTAAACTCGATGAGAGTTACGCCGAATTTCTCAGCGATTTCGCTGCCGGTTACTGGGCGGCCGCGCGTCTGAATCATCCAGATAACGCGCTCACGGAGGCCGGAGAATTGCCCGGTTCGCCCGGGCCGACGGTAGAAGGGTGTGCGTTTCATTTCCACTGCTCCCCGAACGTGAATCCGATCTCAGCCAGCGATTCATCCATCTTCTCAATGAACTCCGGCACCGTTTCGTTGAAGTCGGACATGTATTTGTCGTCGCGCTCAACAACCACGTGGTGAATTCCTTCTCGCTTCATGCGAGGGTCATAATTAGCGAAATACCAGGCATCCTTTCCGGTTACCCACATGCTGAATTGCACCTGGGCCATGTAGGCGGATTTGATAGCCTCGAAGCCGCCAAGCCGGAATTTCATGAAGTCGCGAGAGGTGAAAGGGCACTTCAGCTCAAGGCCGCGATCATCACTGCACAGGCCGTCAGGTGAGCAGGCGGTGCGCATTCCTTCGTCGCGGAAGAGGATCGGCGACTCGGTGACTTTCACGTCAGTGGTGAACTCAAACAGGGTACGAGCGTCGTCCTCGTACTGTTTCCCCCAGTCCAGCGCCTTGGCGTTAACTTCCGGCGCCGCGCCGGTGCAAACCTCGACGAGTAGCGTGTGGAAATAGTACATTTTCATCACAGTCCACTTTGTGCCCGATCTCGGTTTTGAAATGACGTTGTGAACTTCGGAGGCGGTTATGACGCCAAGGCGTAAGCGGTGCCAGGCTTCATCGCCCTGTTCAACGCGGGTAACGTCAATGCCGGTGCGTGCAAGGATGATTTCAGGTGTCATGCGGCCGCCTTATTTTTCAGAAATCCGAGAGCCTTAACCGCCTCTTCTTGGGTCAGTTCTGATGATTCACGAATGTCACGGCGGAATATTTTTGAACACAGGGGCAGCAGGTCGTCATCCCATGTCTTATTCATCGCGATAAGAACGTCGTTAATCTCTTTGATGATTGCTGTTTCTGCCGGGGTAACATCGCGTTCTGGCTGGCGTTGTGCGGAAAAGTTAATACCTTCTTCGCTTTCGGTGTTCACGTGGTCTATAGCCGCGTCCAGGCGCTCACGGCGTGGCCAATATTTCGCAGCCTGTTTAACAACCGTCTTGAGGATCATCTGCTCTTCGTCTGTGAGCCACGGGCATGATGTGCCTTTGTTCTTGTAGGCTTTCCATGCTTCCGAGCGATCTCGGATCGCGTAGATATCAGCAATGCGCATCGTGTGAGTCAGGTAGTCGCCCTCGTCGCTTTTGATAACGACGTAGGCACCTACAATGTCGCCGCGCTGTTCTGCGGTGTCGAAATCGTTGTAAATATGAACCGGTGGCTTATCCAGACCTTCGCGGTGAAACTGATCGTTCTTACGGACAATTGCCGACTGGCACCACTTGATAGCCCCGGATTGCTGCGCAATGTGCATCAGGCCCATGTAGCTGATGTCGAGACAGATAGCCCCTTTGCGCGGCACCAGATAAGCCAGCTTCTGAGCCGGGTTAAGGGACACGCCAATCCCGGCAACATTCATTACAGCGCTTCTGGTGCTTACCGGGTTACCGATTGCGACTTTAGCCAGGTAGTCGTTATTGGCGAAAATCTGCATTGCGAACTCAGATTCACGCCTGAAATTGATAGAAGGTTCAGAGCAAACCTGCTCAAATTCAGCCTTTAGTGGATTCACCAGGCTAAAAACCTGTTCGATGAGTTGAGTAGCCATTATTGCTCCTCTTCAATGTTGAGCTGATGCCGGGCGAGAACTTCAACCATGTAGCGGACGTTAGCTTCCATCCGTTCCTGGAACTCCACGTCATCGTCGAATGCGCGGCTTATCGCCTGTTTGCTGGCGCCGCGGCGTTGAAGTTCGTCAATGCAAAGCGATTCCAGCAACCGGAGAGGGAGACCTTTCTCCATGTCATCAGCGAGCTCAGATTCTTTCTCTTCGCGCGCCAATTGCTGGTAATGCTGGTTCCAGGATTGCTCTTCAATCCGGTCCTGAAAGTGATAAGCCGCCATAAACACCTCAGTAGCTGATCCCGGTATGTGGGATATTTCCGTCTTTAATCGCAGTCAGGACTTCAATCGCCTGATCGCGGGATAAGCTGGTATTGGCCAGCAAAGCCTTGACGATTTCAGTACCGACAGTTTTGCGGTGCTTAACGTCGGCTTCGCGTCGCGCCTGCTCATCTGCTTTGCGCTTCTCTTCGGCCAGGCGGGCCTGTTCACGCTGCTCTGCCTCTCGGCGGATGCGGTCGGCTTCTTCCTGAGCCTTGCGGCGCTCTGCTTCCACGGCGGCCTGTTTTTCACGCTCAGCACGTTCAGCTGCTTCTCGCTGTTCGCATTCGGCCCGCTGCTGAGCTTCAATACGCTCACGTTCTGCGCGCTCTTTTGCCAAAATCGCCTCGCGCTCTCTGGCGGCCGCAGCGTCAATTTCACGCTGTGCCTTTTCTGCTGCCTCACGTTTGGCTTTTTCTTCCGCCTGGCGAGCAATCTCTTCTTCGCGGGCAATGCGCTGGCGTTCGGCTTCGGCTGCTTTATCTGCGCGTTCGCGGTCAATATCTTTATCCATCAGCAGGGCCATTTCGTGGTCCGCTTCGAACTTGGCCGCCAACTCCTGATCGAACTTGATGTTCATTTCCAGCGCTTCGGCGTGCATCGCGTTCATGGCTTCTTCGGCCTTAATGCGCTCCTGCTCGGCTTCCCATTCAGTCAGCGGGCGACGCACTTCATCTTTCAGCGCATCGAGACGTTCACGGACAACGCGGCGGCTTTCGTCGATTTGCTTTGGCAGAGCCTTCAGCTCAGCGACCAGGTCTTTACCTGCGTTGTCGATGTAGGTTTTAGAGCGCGCGACCTTATGAGCCATGGATGCGATGGCATCGCGGCCTTTTTTCGTGGTCACATCAGGCACCAGGCTGCGAGCCTCTTTTTCGATCGCTTCAATAAGCGGGTCGAGCTGGTCGTTATTGGTGAAAACCGCCATCGCGTTATTTTTCTCGATGACGACTAAATCCATTATTTCGCTCATGGCTTCCCCTGAAATTTGGTTGTGAAACGCCCGGCACCGGAATGGCTGCCTGATAGCTCAGTTAAATTCGTGCGCTGATATGCGCGGGTTAATGCGTCCCGGCTGGTACCAGGTTGGGCAGTAGGTCGCGTGCCTCAAATGCTTTACGAATGTGGCGCAGGTTGCCCTGCGGCTCGAACCAGAAGGTTTCGTTCAGGTAGTCGCGAGAAACCTTCCAGGTGGCGCCAGTTTTAGCGTTGCGCATCATCACGGCGCGTCCGTTGTTAGGAATTGCTTTAGCCATTGAACACCCCCGAAAAATGCATAACGTTGATAACCACCGCTGACCAGAGAACCATCATCACAATCAGCACGATAACCAGTGAACGAATGCCTTGTTTGCTCATTTTCCACCCCAGCACTGAATGCTAACTACGAGGACTGCAACCAAAAGCGGAACGACCTTTAACCAAAAATTACGCCATGCGCGTTTGTCTTGTTCTCGGATCATCTCTTCACCTTTGCCTTATTGCGGCTAACGGGACGTTTTGACTTCACCCCGGCGTTGCCGGTGTTGTTTGGATGAGTTAATTTAAAACCATAGTTGTTTTGCAGTCAACAACAATAGTTGTTTAAATGGCTGGAATGGTTTTATTTGGTTGTTTTTATTGGTTATTTATTTTTGTAAAGCGTGCTGGTAAGCTCAAAAAAACGCCAAAGAGGGTAGCGCCATGTCGAATGAGGATGAGTTTTTCGCAGAGATGCACCCGCAGATTGCGCAGATTATCGGGATAGCGGTTATGCAACTGCTGGTTGAGAAGCGCGAGCCCTCAAGAGAGGCGCTGATAGAGATGATTCAGGTGTTGTGGCAGGGAGACCAGGCAGATCTGGCTGTGGAGCTGGCACTGGATGTGCTGATGCTGCGGAAAGAGTAGGGTAATATATTCAAAAAAAGCAGGAGGCCGCATGAGACCGCCAATCACAAAGGAAGAAGTCGAGTTACTGATGCAGGATATGGAGATGCTTGCAGAGCATAAGTTGGTAGGAATGGAGGCGTTCGAGGCGCTGAGATTGCTGGAGATGCGCAGACAGACCGGAAAGCTGGAGGCTATAAAGCGCTTGATATCTTTTGGGAAGGAGTAGCCTAAAAAAATCCCCTCTTTCGGGAGGGGGATAAGAAGGTGGAAATCTATCTATGTTTAGAGCCACCATCATAGATCAAAGCTAATAAAAAGTAACCCGGCGCGGAGGCCGGGCTACTTATGCTGATTTGGCGATGCTTTCTGTTGGTTTTGGGGTGCGGGTTGTTGATTTTGTTGCTGCGCTGGCATCTGAATAATCAAGGGTGAGGGATTATCATCAGGCTTAGCTGGGGAGTCCTTAAATGAGGAGATAATCCCAGGCAAGGCGACAATCACAGCGATAATTACGCTAAAAATTGCCAGTCGCGTAGATATACCTGACTGGATTCCGCTAATGGCTGTGTTCAGGCCAGTTATCTGGCCCTGGATGCCATCAAACTTACCAGTTATTGCTTTCATTTCTCCATCTACACTATCCATTTTACCGTCAATTTTTGAAGAGATAGAGTTAATTGCGGAGGAGAGATTTGCGAACTGGACATTGGTGTTTTCTCTGGCCAAGGCCATGTCTGCTCGAATTGAAGAGGCTATTGATTCCATTTCCGCTTTATTGGCGGACAGCCTTGCTTCAAGTTCTTCTCTGCTAATCCTATCCACTTCTCGCTCCGGAGTATGCGACGTTATGAAGTGATCTTGCACCTTCTCTGAGGAATTATCAAATTCAGCATCGAAATCCGAGCCACCAATAACTTTCAGCCTCCTTAGGCTATTTGGTCTCGCGCTTTGATTCTCTTGATTTTTTGATTCTTTATCGTCACTCATAATTTATCAACAGTGAAAAATGACTCGTTTTTATGGAGCACGGTTTTTGTCGAATCGTTGGCGTGTAAGACGCCAGTCACACTATACAGCCCCTTACCAGGGAGGCGCATTTCGTTTAGAGTAATGACAACCTGTCCACTGGCACCCGTCACCATGTTGCTGTCTTTAGTATCAATGTTAACAGAAACAGATTCCTGAGTGCCGTCAGGAAGTTGAAACTCCTGCCCCTCTTTAATAAATAAATGAGCTGGTATAACAAACAGTCCGAGTTGATAGCGAGTATTTGGCTTCAAACCTACCATTCCCACCCGGAAATTTATCGAAAACTGAGTGGGGAAGTTCACGCACTCAAAATTAAGCTTTGGCTGTGTCTGGTCCTCACTATCTGAAAAAGGAGTTATAAACGATATTCTTTCTAGGTTAACTTGCATAATTCCTCCGGCCTAGCTACCCATACTTCCTGTACGTCTGCAACACGCCGACGATCAACAAACACGTTTTCATTCACCAGGCGTCACATAGCCACCAAAGACAAACCAGGCCATAAATGCTACTGCGACGATGAATACGACCACAGGGAAAACTATCCCGATTTTCATAATCAATCCCTCATTTACCCATGCTTCCTGTACGTCTGCGGCATGCTGCCGATCACCTTGCCGAACACGAACACCCGGTTCATCTCGTCTTTTTCGATCGGGTCCCAGGCTGCATAGCTCTTGTTATCTGAGATAACCAGCAGCTTGTCCTTCATCTTCTGCAGGCGCTTGACGTGAGCAGTGTCGTCGTACAGGAAGGCGTATATCCCGTCGCCGTCGAAGCTCTTAACGCTGATGTCGACGAACAGCAGATCACCCGGCTCAATCGTCCCAGACATGCTGTCGCCCCGGACGTTGATGATCCGGATGTTCTCAGCCTTGCGCCCATCGAACATGTGGCGCGCTTCCGCTGGCGCATATTCAACGGAGTGGAGAATCTCCACGAACTCCTGATTCACAATGCCCGGGCCAGCACTGACGGCCAGATCCAAAATGTCGACCCTGAACACATCATGATTCATATGTGATGGCTTCTTATCATCTTCACCATCATCTCTCATGGCGCCAGTTCCCGAAGAAAGCCACTCAGGCCTCACCCTTAAAGCCTTGGCTATATCGAGCAATTTTGTGGTCTGAGCAGCCCTTCCAGTTTCAATCTTCTGGATCGCAGCCTGACTAACCCCAACAGCATCTCCCAGAGTCTTCTGGGTCATGTCGGCAGCCTTTCTGGCTTCTCTTAATCGTTCTGCAAGTGTCGTTTTCATCTTCTCAATTTACAACCATGGTTTTATAGCGGCAAACGAAAATGGTTGTTGACTAAATACAACTAAGGTTTTATTCTTTGTTTGTATTTACTACGGAGGTTGTCATGAACCCAACCATTAAAACCGCAATTAATATTGTCGGCTCTCAGAAAAAGCTTGGTGAAGCCTGCGATGTTTCTCAGCAGGCGGTTTACAAGTGGCTCCACAACAAGGCAAAGGTTTCGCCTGAACATGTAAACAGCATCGTAAATGCAACTAATGGGGAGGTTCAGGCGCATCAAATTAGACCAGACCTTCCAAAGCTGTTCCCTTCTCCGAAGGGCGTTCCGGCCGCCTAACCAGCGGCCCTTCAAACACCACCAGAGGAAGTATCACAAATGGAGAGTTCAACGACACGCAACAAAGTGGAGGCTCGCAGGATAGAAAGCTGGTTACACAGCCAGATAGCTGAACTGGGAACCACAACTATCGCCAAAGTGGCCGGAGTGAATAAGTCGACGGTGAGTCGCTGGCGGGAAAGTCTGCTACCGAACATGTCGCTGCTGCTGGCCATCCTGATTTCTAACAGGCCGGGAGAGAAAGGGGATTTTGAAGCATGAGTGGGAACAGAAAGGCGAAAGCCGCAGTGCGGTAACACTAACGGCTTTCAGGTGCAAAAACGAAGAGGTAATTGCGAGGTAATTATGCCTGGTAAATCTGTAAGAGTAAACAATCCGGAGGTAGCACGTGAGCATGTCACTTATGGCGAAAGCAATGGGGGTCAAAGTGGGAAACTCACTGCGTAAGCTCGTTCTTATCAAGCTGGCCGACAACGCCAATGACAAGGGCGAATGCTGGCCTTCTTATCAACACATTGCCGATCAGTGCGAATGCAGCAAATCCGCTGTTCGCAACCATATTGATGCGCTTGAGGATATGGGGCTGCTCAAGCGTGAAAATCGCGTTGGGGTCAACAACGGGAAAGGTAATACATCCAACGTGTATTATCTGAACCTTGATGCCACCCCTATGCCACCAAAAAGCACAGGGGTATGCCATGAAATAGCACCCCCTATGCCATCTGATGGCACACCCCCTATGCCACCAGATGGCACCAGAACCAGTCACTCTTTTGAACCAGTCACTGAACCAGACTCTCTCTCTGCGCGAGGGCAGTTTATCAGCGAGGCGGCAAAGCGACGGATCGGGATTTCACCCAACGGGGAAATACCTTTCCCTCCTGCCTTCAAGACATCGGCAGATCACATTGCGATTGCCTCGGAGAAAGGGATCAACATTGAAACCGAGTTGCTGAACTTTCGTGATTATCACCAGGCCCGCGGCACAAAGCTGATCGACTGGAACTCGGCATTCCGGGTATGGCTCAGGAACGCGAGAGTTAATCCGCTTTCCGGGCGCCAGAGAAGCGAACCGGATTCCCCACACTGGAACAGCCCTGAAGGCTGGAAGGACTTCATATGACCACACAGCTTATGACCGCGATCAGCAATCGCGATGGTGATGCGCTGGCCAGAATGGCCGCAGGGAGCACGGAGCCGCAGAGGCTTCTCGATTTCGAAGCTGAAAGGCTGGTTGACTCTCTGTTCCGTCAGCTGAAGCAGATCTTCCCGGCGTCTACCCAGACTAACCTGCGGACCGACGCCGAAGAGAAGACAGCGAAGCGACAGTGGATTGCCGCTTTTGCCGAAAACGGAATCCGCACCCGTGAACAGCTATCTGCCGGCGTGCGCCATGCGAGAGCCAGTGAGTCGCCGTTCTGGCCATCGCCGGGGCAGTTCATCAAGTGGTGCAAGGACAGCGGCACCGTGCTCGGCGTGACTCTTGTCGACGTGATGAACGAGTTCCACCGCTACAGCCGTGAGAAGGGGCTACATACCGGCGGTGCTGAGCGCTTCCCGTGGTCTCACCCTGTCATGTACTGGGTTGTTACCGATACCCGGCGAGCAATGTACCAGCGCCAGCTCAGCGAGGCAGAAACGGAGAAATATGCCGCCAAAAAGCTGGAAGACTGGGCGCTGAAAGTCGCCGCCGGAGAGCAAATACCGTCACCGGTACTGGCGCTGGAGAACAACCAGGAAGCCATTCCGACAAACCATGTCAGCCGTCAGCAGGGCTTTCACCCGGAAGGCAAAAGCTTTGGCTGCATGCCCGGTGCCGCATCACTCGGCGCGCTAACCCCTGCTCAATGGCTGCGGGACGAATACCTGATTGGCAAAGAAAAAGGGCTGATTCAATGAAACGTATATCCGGTACTCAAATCGTCATCAATTTTATCGGCAGCAATCCCGGTTGCACTTTTTCAGAGATACGCACCGGAACAGGCTTGCACTCTTCTGTCGTGAACTCAGCTATCTGGGCCACGTTTAACGATGGTCGGGTTTTGCGAGCAGGTGAGCGCAAAGGCTATCGCTACACCCTTGCTGAGCAGACAACCGTAACCGAAAGCTCGTCGGCGGATTTTCAGTTCAGCAATCGCCATTGCGGCGCCAACAAGCTGACCAACCTTTTTAACCAGTGCCTGGCGGGAGTAAGAAAATGAACACAGAACAAGTAAACGAGCTCATTCAGTCGCTGGAGAGTGCGGGCGAGCTGTCGATCAGAGAGCAGAAGTATCTGGACATTATGCGCTGGGCGGTGGGTGTTGCTGGCGAGCGTGATGCGGCGCTTAATGCAGAGCGTGTATGGGAAAAGACCATGATGGAAGCTTGCGGCGAGGATGGCCCTGCGTCGGTAGCCAGCGAAATTCGAGCGCTGCAGGTTCTCCGGGATACGAGAATTCAGGCGCTTAATTCTCAGGTTGAGCAGCTGGCTGCGGAGAATGCACGATATTCGATGTCTGCAGGTCATGCCGACCAGAGGATGGCTGAATCTCGCGCTGTGCGCTCTGCTCTCGGCTTTAAGCCAGATGCAGACGATGTCTCCCCATCCGATCTGGTGGAGGCAATAAACCAAATCGTGGCGGAGTTATGCGTCATTCGCACTGCTCACCCTCAGCCTCTTGGCTCTGCAATGGACGCTGCAATCGATGCATTTAATGCTGAGGAAATGCCAGAGACTGGGATGCTAAACGCGTACTTCATTATGCGCGACAGCATTCGCATCCCAACCCCCGCCACCGATCGCATCTATGCCGGGATTAAGGCTGAAGCCAAATCTCATGACCTTAACGCTTTTATCAGCCACTACAGCGCTGAACTCGATGAACATATCGCCAATGGTGGCGGCCAATTTGATGAGCGGTCCGTGCGCCTGAGAGGCGTTATCGTAGGCGCTCGCATGTTCAGAGAAAAACTGCGCGAAGAAGAGAAAGCATTAGTGCTGCGCGAGGGGGCCAAATGAGCAACGCTATCGATGCACATCTCACCGATGAAGTGATCAACGCCGCATTCGAAAACACTAACTTCGGGCGCGACGACTTCCGCACCATACTGGCTGAAACCATCATGAAGCGTGCCGCAGGTTATCACTCTGGCTGGACGGCGACAACCATTTGCACTCGTCTCAAGCTGCTGGGTAAACAGGAGCGGCCAACAAAGCTCGGACTGACGTTCGCCTTTCACCACTACTACCGCCAGAGCGTCCGCGACGCGCTGATGCCAAATCAGGAGTGTGCAGCATGAGCAAATCATTCATCGTAATTATCCGGCGCGCATGGTGTAACGAAGGCGGACACGGTATCGAATATTCATCTGACCTTATTCACTACGAGACCCGCAATGGAGCCATATCACACGGTTTTCGGACTGTAGATAGCGATGATTTCAACATCGGAGTTATCGAGGGCTGCCATCTAATTTCGTTTGACTGGATGGATAAGCCGGTTGGTGAAAGCGAAGACACGCTGGCACAGATTGCCGAGTTAATTGGTCTGGAGGATGCCGCATGACAACTGATATCACCGAACTGGCGCAGAGCCTGAAAGCGGCAGCAGAGAAAGCGACTCCTGGCCAATGGGGGCGAGGAGACGGCAAGCACGGTGGCGAATTACTGGTGTATTGCGATGATGCGTTAGGCTCTGCTGTTTGCGAAGCAACCAGTGAATATAACGCAATCCCAAAATATCAGCGTATAGATAACCTGGATTTCATCGCCATGGCTAATCCTGCCAACATCCTCGCGCTGATAGAGGCGCTGGAGCTTATGGAAGAGCAGCGCGCTAACTGGTTCCAGATGGCGCAGAAATTAGGGGAAGACTTGGATGCGGATGAAAAGCGCAACGCCGAGTCGGAGTCTTCTGGAATTGCTCCCGGCATATTGCGCTGCACTGAGTGCTCGTTCGTTCAAACGAAGAACATCATCAGTGTTACAGCAGACACAATTACCACTGGTAACAATGAACCGGAGCCATGCCCAAATGGTTGTGGGCAGTTTCAGCCTGTCACCTGGAAGGCGCTGGCTATTCAACTTATGTTCACCACTAAACAGGGCGTTTCGGATTTGCTGGAAGTTAAAAAGCGCATTGCCGAGTTGGAGCGTTATCGCACCGCCTACATGGAATGGAGCAATAAAACTGATTGGATGCAGGGTGATAAACGTTTTGATGTTGTGTGTCCTCTGGGTAGGCACCGCGCCGACGTTCTGAAAGCCTATATCGATCGCCTAGAATCCCGCACCGTCACCATTGAGCCATTTCGCTCGTTTGTCACTGATGCTGACTTAGCAGCGCTTCACCGCTTCGCCGAATGCTGTGATGACCCTAAATCTGGCAGCCACGATTTGGATAAGGAACAGGTGCGGCGGCTCGAGGCAATCGGAGCATTGCAGCGCTCGGGGCGAATTAGCTACATCACGGGCTTTGGTGATGTCCTGATTTCGATTACCAATGGCATTAAGTGGGAGACTGAGTAGATGGCTATCACTGAAGGATTTTGCGCCGATTTGTATTGCGACTGTGATGGTTGTCAGTCAGGGGAAATCTATCCGCAGGGGCAGGCTGATTTCATCGGCCGGAATATGACCGACATTTCTCAACAGGCGCGCAAAGCTGGCTGGCGCATAAGCAAAGACCGCCAGCGCTGCTATGCGCCGGGCCACAAAATTTCACGGGGAGCCAACCAATGACCAAATCAACCATAACCAGAGAGCAGCAGCGGCAGATTCTGATTGATACTGCACAGCACATTATCAGTCGCGATAATACGTCTCCGTATAGCGAGAACCTCCGAGAAATAGCACGAATTGCGCTGGCCGCAATAGACAGCGAGCCGGTGGCGTGGACATGGCAGCATCGCGAACAATGGCATGTCACTAATGATGAGGAGCGCGCAAGGGATTTAGCGTGGGATGGCACCAAAGTTATCCCGCTCTATCGCCACGCGCAGCCAGCGCCGGTAGTGATGGATGATATCAAATTGCGAGAACTGTTCGATTCCTGGTTTGCGTCAGATTGTTCTTTCGACCGGTCCCCGGAGGCGTCAGAGGAAGACAACATCGCCTGGCGGGAATCTTACTGGTACGTATGGCAGCGTTGCCGCGCAGCCATGCTCCAGGCTGGCAACTCTCCGGTAATTCCCGGAGCAGAGCAACGCATCGCGGATGCAGTTGAGCTGCTGCAAAAGGCAGCTCCGGCAATGCTTGCTGATAACGGCGGCCCTGATGGACCACTGGCTGGCAGGATGAAGTCTCCGGTAATTCCAGAGGGTTGGCAGGTCGAAGCGGAAAAACTGGCTGAAATATACGGTATGAGTTTCGTTTTATTCAGACACGGAGAGGCTCCCCAATGTGCAGACCCCACAAAAGTGGTGATTTCATTCACTGATAAAGGCCTGGGGCACGATACGCTGCCATCCGGTCCGAAGGAGGTGAAGTGATGGACTATACAAAATTGAACGAGTACGAGCTTGCTGATATGCGCAGCGCGATCGAAAGAGAGCAGAAACGTCGCGAGCAAGGGCCTAAAGTAATGACTTACCGCTTCACTTCATGCATGACAGAGCATCGCTACTTTAAAGACTTGAAATGTGCGTTGCTGTGCCTCAAAGAAACCGTCGACATGGTGATCGAATATTCTCTTGAAGACGACGGTGAGTACGTCAACAAATGTACAGGTATTGTTGGCGTGGTTTTCCGCGTGGAAGAAGTGGCGCAGGCAGATTTCGACGCTAAGGAGAAAGCTAAATATTACGATGACATTTGCTTTGAGGGCCGAGTTGGAGAGTTAAACTGATGCCTAAATCCCCCGCAGAACGCAAAGCTTCCCGTTGAAATCAAACCCCTCTCCTGAGGGGTTTTATCGTATATGCTCATTTTGCTTTTATCCCCGTGACGGGCGATAATTACCTGGTCAGTCTGGACAACTGACAACTTTACCCCGGCGCCAAGTGGGGACACATGGCGCACAAAACCTTAAAGCAATACCTGTCACCGATGGCGAAAGTCACCGGCGATTTTCTGCATTCTGCGTTTGACCTCTCAGGAGGTGAAGCGTGAAACAGCAATTCCACCTCGTCAACGACGCTATCAAACAGAACGCCATCAATTTTATTCGAGAATTGCCAGTGGATGCCAAGCGCCCGCTGATCCTCGATATCAAGGAGATGACGCGCACTCTCGAGCAAAACAAGAAAATGTGGCCGCTCCTGAAAGACCTGTCAGATCAGGTTATCTGGTTCGGTAACAAATACGACTCCGACGACTGGAAAGACCTGATTACTGCCCTGGTGGCCAAGTCGAAAAAACAAGAGCAGCGCATGGCTCCCGGGCTGGATGGGGGCGTTGTGATGTTCGGACAGCGTACCAGCAAAATGACAGTCCGAGAGATGGTGGAGGTCATCGAGGCGATCTACTGGTTCGGCACCCAACAGGGCGTCAAGTTCAGTGAAAAGTCCTGCATTGAAATCGAATGGGCCAAGCGCTGGGGAGAATCCCATGCATAGTCCCCTCGCCAAAGTAATGGAGCGCTCAATCTTCCGCATTCCTGCTCGCCGCAAGCGCAAGGTCGATGTTAAGCCGTCTGAAATCCCGACACTGAAAGACTATACCGCCCGTCTGGTCGATAAGAAGTGGCTCTGTCTGAGAGCAAGGAGGCCACATGCGTAAACCTTCACGTCGTAAATGCGCCCACTGCCGCGAATGGTTCCATCCTACCCGGGAGGGGCAGGTAGTTTGCTGCTTTGAATGCGCCAGCGCGATCGGCAAAAAACAGACAGCAAAAGCCCGGGAAGTGGCGAAGGCCAGGGCGGTGAAGCGCCAGCGCGAATCCGAGAAAGAGGGGCGCCAGCGTCGCCGCGCTAAGCGGGAGTCATTCAAGACAAAGGCTCAATGGGATAAAGAGGCTCAGTCAGCCTGTAACCGGTACATTCGCATGCGTTAGGAAGGTAAGCCCTGCGTCAGCAGCGGAAGACCGCTTATCGGTAAGAGCAACTACCTGACCGGCAGCGCTATTGACGCCAGTCATTACCGTTCCCGTGGCGCGGCGTCGCACCTGAAATTCAACGTGTTCAATGTCCACTCCGCCTGCACCCGGTGCAACCGGCAGTTGAGCGGAAATGCCGTTGAATACCGCATTCGCCTGGTTGAACGCATTGGTCTGGAACGCGTAGAGCGCCTTGAGGCTGATAACGAGCCGCGCCGGTTCGATATTCCCTACCTGCAGCGCATCAAATCCATCTTCACCCGCAGAGCCCGCGCGCTGGAGAAGCGCCGCGCCCGCCATCAGGAGGCCGCATGAGCCGTGACGTTATCGAACGCATCCGCGACCGCTGGCAAAAACTCTGCCTCTGCCGGCACCGCGGCACCGTACTGGTTGACTACCGCATACTGAGAAATTTCGTTCGCATCTATCAGACCCTGGGAGAGACAGCATGATTAACACTCAATACCTCCAGGATGTTCGCCAGCAGCTGATAGTGGCCACCGCCGATCTGAGCGGTGCGACGAAAGGGCAACTGGTAGCCTTTGCGGAAAACGCGATGTTTGAGGCGACAGCGCGTAGCAGTAAACGGATGAAGGTTGTCGATCCGGCGACAGGTAGAATGGTTCGGCCGAGTAATCCGCCGGTGCCCGGGAAGCAGTCGCGCGCCAAAGGGTCAGCAATCGCCCTGGTGCTGCCTGTCGAATATTCAACGGCATCATGGCGCCGCGCGTTGCTGTCGCTGGAAGAGCATCAGAAAGCCTGGCTGCTCTGGAACTACAGCGAGAATATCCGCTTTGAGCACCAGGTGGCGATCACCCAGTGGGCGTGGGCGGAGTTCCGTGAGCAACTTGGCGCAAAGAAGGTGGCCGGCAAGACGATGGAGCGCCTGAAGAAGCTTATCTGGCTGGCGGCGCAGGACGTGAAAGCAGAGCTGGCGGGTAAGTATGTATACCAGCACCAAGATCTTGCAGCCCTGTGTGGCGTTAAACCTGATAACTGGTGCCATAACTACGCTGATTACTGGCGGGCTATGTGCGCCATTTTTAAGCGGCTTGATAGCGACTCTCTTCTCTGCGCCGTGAGAACACGATCACAACAAAAAGCGACTTTTTCGCAGCAGGGTCTTGCAAAAGTCAATTAAATGCGTCATATTTGAGGCTACTTTGATATGCTGCCTTAACTTTAAGTGGCGGCATAAAGAATAAGAAGAAGCCCTGGCGGAAACGTCGGGGCTTTGTCGTTTATGGAGGTCAGAGAAATGATGAAATAAAGCGGTCAGGCCGTCTATATAAGCCGCAGTCATGATGTGGCCCCGAGTCTCCGAGTAGAGAGCCAGACGCAGGTCCGAACTGCGACATACCGCTGGTTAGGGTTAATGAGGAAATGGGTATGTCGGTAAAGCAGCGCGAATGCCAAACGCGCGCCGGTTATAAGCGGCGATGAAGCGACAGCGACTCAAGGGCATGAGCGCAGCCACTGCGAGAGTGTGGCAAGAATTCGCTGGTTTAGCTCAGCAGGTAGAGCGCCTGCCTTGTAAGCAAATGCTTAAAAGTGACTTTTACGTTGTGCATTTTTTTGTTTTTTTATGAAAAAAGTCCCTTAATTGGGAAATCGAGAAAATGACTATGGGATGATCTCACTACGTTTAACTAAATAGTGAGGGTATTTATGGGTGGTAATGATATCGATGTAGGCCTTGTGGTTGTGATGTTTGTAATCGCAGCTATCTTTTTGTTGAGTAAGGTTTTTTTGTAAAAATAGCGAATGACACAATTAAAGCCCATGCGACGCGTGGGCTTTTTTATTATCAGGTCCCGCGGGAATCATCACCGACACGCTTCGTTGTTAAATCCAGCCCGACGGGCCTGACCCTTTCAAACACACAGCGCCATCCGTCATCAACGGAGGTGAGGCTATGACAAAAATGAGCACCATTTACAGCAGACTCTCATACGGCACAGGTACCGCGCTGACGGGCTGCGGTGTCTCAGCAAAGGCATATGCCGATGTAGCAAAAACAGAGGTGTGGATTTTGGCCGACAAAGTGGCGGGAATGAGCCTGAGTGACTGGGCGATCGTTGTCGGTATTGCATGCACCATCGTTACCTGCGGCGTGAACTGGTATTACCGGCGTAAGGAACGGGAGGATCGCCTCAATGGCTATGTCACCAAAGCTGAGGAATAGCGTTCTCGCTGCTGTACCCGCAGGGGCAATTGCTATTGCTGCAGCACTGATTACCGGCCCAACGGGTAATGATGGTCTGGAAGGCGTGCGGTATAACCCATATCAGGACGTGGTCGGTGTCTGGACTGTCTGCTATGGCCACACTGGCAAAGACATCATGCTCGGTAAGAGGTACACCGAGGCTGAATGCCGCGCGTTGCTCAGTAAAGACCTGAACACCGTCGCCCGCCAGATTAACCCGTACATCCAGAAGCCGATCCCGGTAACAATGCGCGGGGCTCTCTACTCATTCGCCTATAACGTCGGCGCCGGAAACTTTCAGACCTCCACGCTGCTGCGAAAAATCAACCAGGGCGACCAGAAAGGCGCATGTGACCAATTGCGCCGCTGGACCTACGCCAAAGGCAAGCAGTGGAAAGGCCTGATAACCCGCCGCGAGATTGAGCGTGAGGTTTGTTTGTGGGGGCAGAAATGAGCCGATTAACCGCCATTATCATCGCTGTGGTTATCTGCCTTATTGCCTCAATGGCATGGGCTATTCACCATTACCGCGACAACGCCATCACCTTCAAAGAGCAGCGTGATAAAGCAACAGTCAGGGCGGAAACCGCCGAGACCGTAAGCAATAGCGTAGTCACTGCAATGAACCTCATCAATGACATTTCCCGGGTAACCCAGAATGCAAAGACCGAACTTTCCCAGGCAGGTGAGCAGCGTGTTATCTACATCAGGCAGGCGCTTGAAGGCGATCAGTGTGCTAAGCAGCTTGTTCCTGCTGCCGCTGCTGACAGCTTGCGGGAATACGCGGACGATTTACGTGCCGGCGCCGGTGGTCCCGATAAGCGCTGACCTTACTGCAGACACACCGATCCCCGGAATGGATGTTCCGTTCACTTGGCAGGCTAGTCTGGAGTTAAACGCGAAGCTTTACTCTGCGCTGGGGCAGTGCAACCTTGATAAGGCGGGGATTAGAAAGGTAGAGGAAGGACGCCGTAGTACTTTGCAATGATGCTGCAGATTAGGATGACGATAGCATTAATTGCTGGGGCAAACGGTGCCAATGAATTTAGTACTTCTAACATTTATACCTCCTTGGTTGTGAATGGTTGTCAGTGCTTCTCTTGTGTAACTTATTTCTCCCTGTGGCTGTTCCTACTCCGGTAACATTAAATGCCTACCCGGAGGTTTGCCCTTCTATACTGGCCACTATTAAATGTCCAACGCGTTGGACAAGGTCTCCTATAGTGAGTCGCATTAACTTCTGAATAGCTTTTGTCTCTTATAGGAGACAAATCCACTCACGCCGCCAGGCGAAAAGAAAGCAGTAATGGCGCGGCTCTGATGGTCGGTGCCGAACAGATAACATAAGGAATGGAGTATGAGCAAACCCGACTGGGAGGCCATCGAGACGGCGTACCGGGCCGGGGTGATGTCCCTCCGTGAAATCGCATCGCAGCACGGTATCAGCGAAGGCGCTATCCGTAAGCGCGCTAAGCGTGACGACTGGTCACGTGACTTGAATGCGAAGGTGAAAGAACGCGCTGACGATCTGGTACGCAAAGCAGAGGTACGCAAACAGGTACGCAGTGAAGTTACTTTTAACGAACGCGTACTCATTGAGGCGACGGCAGAGGTAATAGCCAACGTCCGCATGGAGCATCGCGGCGACATTAAGCGAGCCAGGCAGATAACGAATGCCCTGTTTGATGAGCTTGGTGCGGAGTGCGCAGACGTGGCCGCGCTGGAGAAGCTCGGAGAGTTGATGTTCGACCCCGACGACAAAGGTCAGGACAAGCTCAATGAGATTTACCACAAGGTCATCAGCATGCCGGAGCGCGTTAAGTCGGTTAAGGCGCTGAGCGATGCGCTGAAGAACCTGATCGGACTTGAGCGCCAGGCCTATGACATTGACGGGCCGGAAGGCGACAATTCTGTTAAGCAACTCTCCGACCTGATGGATTCATTGTCTCAGGGGGCGTAATGAAACCTGAGCATCTCAAGCTGCTGTCCGATAAAGACTGGCGGCTGAACAATCTTTACTGGATCACAGACAAAGAGGGAAAGGCGACTCGCTTCAGGATGACGCCTGAGCAGCGGGAATACTTCGAGGGGATCCACACCCGCAACATCATCCTGAAAGCACGCCAGCTCGGATTCACTACCGAGGTGTGCATCATCCAGCTCGACGCGGCCCTGTTCGAGTCGGCAAAGTGCGCGCTGATCGCCCACACGCTGAACGACGCAAAACGTCTGTTCCGCGAGAAGGTGAAGTACGCATACGACAAACTGCCGGCAGAGATAAAAGCGGCCAACCCGGCCAGCAATGATTCGTCTGGTGAGCTCGTCTTTAAGAAGGGCGGCTCGCTATACGTCAGTACGTCGTTTCGTGGCGGTACGCTGCGTTACCTGCACGTTTCTGAGTTCGGGAAGATATGCGCCAAGTATCCGGACAAAGCCCGTGAGATCGTCACTGGTGCGTTTGAGGCGGTATCGACTGGATGCTTCGCTACTATCGAGAGCACGGCAGAGGGCCGGGCGGGTTACTTCTTCGATTACTGCCAGACGGCAGAGAAAGCGCTGCTGCAGGGTAAGCCGTTATCCGCGCTGGACTGGAAGTTTTTCTTCTTCTCCTGGTGGAAGAATCCGCAGTACGCGATCGACCCGGTAGAGCCGCTACCTCAGCGCTTAGTTGAATACTTTGCTGAGATGGAGGCAAAGCACGGCGTTGTCGTCAACGAGCGCCAAAAGGCCTGGTATTACGCTAAAGAGAAAACACTCGGCGACGACATGAAGCGCGAGTACCCGACCATTCCGGCGGAGGCGTTCCAGCAGTCGGTTGAGGGTGCATACTACGCCAAACAATTCCGCTGGCTCTACACCAACAAGCGGATAGGCCAAATCCCGGATAACTCACATCTACCGGTTCACACGTTCTGGGATATTGGTGTGGGCGACTCCACGGCGATCTGGTTTGTTCGCGAGGTTGGTGAGGAGTTTCACATCATCGACTACTACGAAAACTCTGGCGAGGGGCTTCGGCACTACATGAAGGTGCTGAAAGACCGCGGCTACGAGTATGGAGAGCACTGGGGACCGCACGATATCGAGAACCGCGAATTTGCTGCTGATGCTAAGTCACGCAAAGAGCTTGCGCGTGAAGGTTACGAAATCGATGGTCAGATGTACTCACTGAATTTCAAAGTGGTGCCGAAAGCTGGCATCGATACCGGCATTGAGTCGGCGCGTGAAATCCTCCCGAAATGCGTATTCGATGAGGAGAAATGCTCGGAAGGTATCTCTCACCTTGAGGGCTACCGGAAGGAGTGGGACTACAAGCGCGGCTGCTGGAAAGACAAACCTCTCCATGACGCCACCTCGCACGGTGCTGACGGCTTTCGTTACTTCGCAGTGACGAAGAACAACCGCAAGCAGGTCGGCACAGTATTCTTCTAAGGAGCATCGCCAGTGAGCGAACAAGATAACGGCCTTAAACTGGCTGTGAACAACCTCGCCACTGAAATGCGGCGAGCGAATTACCTGAACGCTATCGGCATAGGCGGCGGGAACACAAAGCGCCCGACGCTCTATCAGGAGTTCGGCTACCCGCGCACGATCACCTTTAACGACTTCTACAACATGTACCGCCGTAACGCCGCTGGCTTTGCTGTGGTGCATCGTCTGCTGGATGGTTGCTGGCAGGACTATCCGGTCATTGTTGACGGTGATGAAGCGCAGGAAGCGGAGAAAACAAACGCCTGGGAAAAGAAAGTAACCAAGTTCATGAAGAAGTTGTGGCCGAAGGTGAAGGATGCCGATCGCCGCAATATGGTAGGGCGCTACTCCGCGCTTCTGCTGCAGGTGAAAGACAATAAGCCATGGAACGAGCCAGTAGATACCAGGCTGGTGAAATCCTTGGGCGAGTCAGCGCTGGTAAAACTTATCCCGGTATGGGAGCCGCAGTTAACTGTCGCCGAATGGGATAACGACCGTCAGTCTGAAACGTTCGGCCAGCCGAAGATGTTCAACTTCAATGAGCAGCCGGTCGGTGATGAGCCTTTTGTCGGACCGATGCGCGGAGAGCCGGTACACCCGAGCCGCGTTATCCTGTTCTGCGAAGGCTCAGAGGATGACAACGTTCTGTCGGGTATCCCCCTGCTTGAGGCCGGATACAACAAAGGACTCGACCTTGAGAAGATTTCCGGCGGTGGCGCTGAGGGCTTCCTGAAAAATGCCAGCCGGCAGATCGCGGTCGAGTTCAGCAAAGAAACAGACATGGCTACGCTGTCCGATCTGGCGAAGAAAGCTGGTTATGCTGACCTCGGCGAAGCGATGGGCGATAAGGTCAACAAGCTTAACCGCGGCACCGATGCGGCGGCGGTTATGCAGGCCGGGCAGATGCACGTTCTGAGCGTGACACCAGGCGACCCGGGGCCGACGTGGGAGGTCACCGCGAACGAACTGGCGGCATCAGTGCAAATCCCTTTCACCATCCTGTTTGGACAGCAGACCGGGCGCCTGGCGAGCGATGAGGATAAAACCGACTGGGCCATTCGCCGCAATACCCGCCGCAACGGCTTCCTGACTGACAGAATCACCGCTTTGCTGGAACGCTTCTGGACCTTGGGCATTATCGATCCGCCGACAAATGGAGAGGTCACCATTTCATGGACCGACCTGCTGGCTCCGGGCGAGAAAGAGAAAATCGAGAACGCATCGAAACTGGCCGATATCGTCCAGAAAACCTCTGGATTCTACGGAGGCGAGCCGCCATTCACGGCCAACGAACTTCGCGAGATTGTAGGCCTTGACCCTCTGCCTGAGCCAAAGCAACCACCTAACCCGAATGACAAGGTGACAACCGATGATCCACTGGCCGATGACACCGGAGCAGACGGCAAAGGTGGGGCTGCCGATAGTTCCGCGCAGCAAGGTTGACCCGACTCGATCAGCGAAGCAGGTCAGCGCGATGTTCCGGGATATCGAGGAGCGGTATCTCGATATCAAGCGCGCTCTGAAATCGCTCTTCGACCAACGTCTGACCGGTAGAGAGCGAGAGGTTAACAGCCACAACTGGCATTTCCTGTGTCACGTTAACGGTGCAGAGCCAACGCTCTACCAGGTCAACGCTGGCAAGTTCATCTACGACATGTCAGCGCAGGAACTGGCCGACCTGCTCGAAGCGGTAGAGGTTATTCTCGACGATTACCTGCTGGAAGGCGGCGAACAAAGCCTGTGGGCGATGGATTACGTCGCCGCTGAGGCGCAGCGCGGAACGCTGGAGGCATTCAACAATCTCTCACAACAGTCGCAGGTATATGCCAGCCAGACGACGCTTCAGCAGCTTTTAAGCAGCCCCGGTTATCTGAACCAGATAGCGGCGGCCAGGCTGACTACTTTTAGCGACTGGAAGGTCATCAGCGACACCGCCCGCGGCGATCTGACCAACATCATCACCGATGCGGTCGCGCGCGGGGTGAATCCTCGCGAGACGGCAAGCGTCATCAGTAAGCGCCTCGATGTGTCGATGTCGAAGGCCAAGACCATCGCTCAGACTGAGCAGGTCGGCGCTCTGCGGCAGGCGCAGTGGAACGAAACCGACTGGGCTGCCGACAGGCTAGGGCTGAATACCGGGCTTCTGTGGCTTTCGGCACTCAAACCGACGACGCGCAGCTGGCACGCTAGCCGTCACGGCAAGGTCTACACTACCGAGCAGGTGAGAGACTTCTACTCTGAGAACGGTAATCGGTATAACTGTTACTGCAGCCAGATTCCGGTGCTGCTCAACGACGACGGCAGTATATTCAACGAAGGTCTGGCGGATAAGCTTGCAAAAGAGAGGAAAACATGGCTCGCTTAATTAACTTATTACATCAACAGTTAAGGCGAGAAAATGGAAATTGAAAGTATCAAGTTTGAATGGGAGGAGGAGCTTGTAAATCCTCTATTCAAGACCTATCGAGTTATTTGCACGATCGTAACAAAGGGAAAGGTCACGGTGACAGGTTCGACTGACGGTAGAATAGAATGCTCTGTTCTATCATCAGATGTGTTCAGCGCATTAAGGCTGGATCGCTATGAAGATGCTGAGCATAGAGCATTCATGCAAGCAAACGAAATACTCTTCTATGCAACGGGAGAGCGCTGCTATGAAAGGCCAAGGCTTCACAGAGAAGATTGAACCATAAACCCGCCCAGGCGGGTTTTTTATTGCCCGAAATTCACCAATGAGGACCAAGCATGAAACGCAACCGCGTTAACGTGCTGACCGTCGTCAATTCCGCTTCAAACATCACTACTGAAACCATCGACGGCAAGCCACATATCGTGGTTCGCGGTATCACGCCTGTCGTGGACGATATCGTGATGAACCGGAAGTTGTACCCGGCAGCAGAAATCGAAAAGGCCTACAACACGCTTGAGCGTAACCCGATGCCGCTGGGCCACCCGAAAGTGGATGGCAGGCATGTGTCTGCTCGCGATGTCCGGGCGGTGAATGAATATCACGTCGGCGCATGGTTGCAGAACGTCAGCCACAAAGACGGGAAAGTGACGGGCGATATGTACGTTAACCGCCACTACGCTGAGTCAAGCGAGAAAGGCAAGCGCCTGATTAATCGCCTTGATGAGATGATCGCCGGTACCAACTCAGAACCCATCCACATCTCCACAGGACTCCTGTATTCCGGCATTGCCGCTAATGGCGAGTCGAAGGGCAAGAAGTACAACGAGATCGCCACCAACATGATGTTTGACCATGTGGCGGTGCTGCTCGATGAGCCTGGCGCCGGAACTCCGGAAGAAGGCGTCGGTATCTTTGTCAACGCTGAGGGCGACGTGCTCGAAATTGAAGTAGTCAACCTAGCTGATGCTGACGTACCAGACCCGCAAGACGCCTCATTCAAAACATTCTTTAACCAGCTAAAGGCGTTTTTCAGCGCCAACAGCGATTCAACCCAGAAGGAAACAGATCCGATGAAAGAGCTCATCGTTAATGCGCTGAAGGCTAACGGCAAAGAGGTAGAGGGTAAAACCGATGCAGAACTGATGGACGCTTACAACCAGCTAGCGGCAGAGAAGGCGGCAGCCAAGAAAGATGGCGGCGACGAAATCGATCCCGCCACCGGCAAGCCTAAGAAAAAAGAGCAGGCCAGCAACAGCGAAGAAGCGCCGGCATGGTTTAAGCCATTTGCTGATGATTTGGCAGCCGTTAAGTCAGGCCTTGCCGTGAACGCTGACAAAGAGAAAGGCGAAAAACGCGCTGCCGTAAAAGCGAAATTCGGGCTGGATGACCTGGCGGTGAATGCGCTTGACGGCGCCGCCCTTGATGGCCTGTTTGCTCAGTGCCAGACCTCTACCGGCCTGAATGGTGCATTCCGTCCGGTCAACAACAACGATTCTTTCAGCGAAATGCCGGAGTAAAAAATGGCTAAAGACGGGAAACACGTAATTCACGCGGGCGGGATTTTCCCCAACCCGCAACTTAATCGTGAAGGTTCTGCGGCAGCAGCGTTTCTGCCGGGTACCGTTATCTTTTTCAGTGCAGCCAAGCCTACACCGTCTGTTGATGGCGCTGAAGACGCGATTCTTTACGTTGCTAACTACGACTATTTGCGCTGCAAAACGGTTGACGATGCCTATGCGATCGGTGACTGGGTGGTAAACATCCAGCCAACGCCGGGCGTTTTCCTCAACGTTCGCGCTGCCGCTGGTACCTACACCAAGGGCCAGCCGGTTTCTGTGGCCAATGGCCAAATTAAAGCACTGGCAGAGGGTGAAACCATCTTTGCCTATGTCGAAGAAGACAAGTCCCTGACCGCCACAGCAGGCGATCTGGTTCGCGTCGTGTTCAAGTAAGGAGAGACTGAATGTTTGTATTTTCCACCCGACGCGCGACTGAGACGGGCAACCTCGAAGCGAACCAGGCGCAGTTCAATGAGCTGCAACTGGCGCGCAATATGAGTGCTCAGGCCGTTGCTGATTTCGTATCCCGCACCCGCTGGCGTGGTGATGCGGCAAACACTCCGGCGCTGGACGCGACGAACGCTGTCGACGATATCCGCCGCCTGTATCGCGCTTATGATCAGACTGTGCTGGCTGAATTCGAACCAACTACTGAATTCACTCTGCTTAACGACCTGATCCCGTTGTCCCGCTCTGTCCGTCTTGAAGAGTCCGTGTACGAGTATGCTCGCACCGGTGGCCGCGGCTGGGCGCATACCTCCATGTCCGGCCAGATTGGTGCGGCGCTTGATGCGCGCGCGTACACCTTCGACGGTACGATGGTTCCGATCCACGACTCTGGCTTCAAATTCCAGTGGCGTGACCCTATTTTCAACAAAGGCTCCGCTCTGGCTTCTCTGGCCGACGCTCAGCGCGGCTCTGTTGATGATGTTCGTCGTCAGTACGTGGATTACGTCTTCAACGGTTTCCGTGACTCTGCTGGCAACTATATCGCTTTTGATGGCAAGACCTGGAAGGGGGTAAAAGCCGATGAGCGGGTGCAGATTGTCGATCTCAGTGCTTCCGGCCTGAATATCGACTTCACCAGCTCAAGCGCAACGGCTGAGCAAATCCGCAATGCAGCCATTGCTCTGCGCGACGTGATGAAGCTGACCAACCTGCAGTATGCACAGCAGACCTGGTATGTTTCAGGCGAGATCACCTCAAATCTGGAACGCTACTTCAGCGACAACTACCAGTCTGACACCATCCTGCAGGAGCTGCTGAAGCTTTCTGGCATTGCAGCCATCAAAGAAGATGCGCAGTTGTCTGGTAACCAGATCCTGATTGTTCCGCTTACCGCCGGCGTTATCGCTCCGATTGTCGGCCAGGCGGTCGGCACCGTTGCTGACCCTCGCCAGTTCTATAACAGTGACTACGTCTGGCGCACCTGGGGTGCGATGGGCTTGATGGTTAAGACCGACATCAACAATCGCAAATCTGTTATTTACGCGCACAGCTAAGGGGTAACTATGGCACTGGTAAAAGTGGTTCGCGATAACCTGCTTTCCGGTGCCAATCTCCAGAAGCTGGAGGTTGGTGCTCAGGTTTCGGTAAGCGGTGATGTCGCTAAGCGTTGGGTAGCTGCTGGTCTGGTTGAAATCATTAGTGATGACGAGCAGACGCTGGAAGTGGCTACACCGGGCAATGATGCTGCAGAGCAGGCAGAGCAGGCAGAGCAGGCAGAGCAGGCAGAGCAGGCAGAGCAGCAGGAAGAATCTGCCAGCAAATCGAAGAAGGCGAAATAATCATGGCTGACCCAATCACAGCGGCAGACGTGCAGGCGTTCCTCGGTGAGTTGGGTTACGCCATTCCCTCCTCGCTGCTCGATCCGATTCTCTGCGTGGTGAACAAGATTATCCCGTGCCTCGATGGTGCGGGATATGACGACTGCACGGCAAAGCTCATCCTGATGTATGCCGCTGCGCTCATGGCGACGTCTTCCGGTGCCCGGCGAATAAAATCGCAGGGGGGGCCATCAGGAGCGTCGCGCTCGTTCGATTATGGAGATGACGGCATTACCTGGCTGCGTGACTCGCTGGCGAAACTAGATACCAGCGGCTGCACCAGTGAACTTCCGATCAGCGCCGGCAACAGTGTGGGCCTGTTTATGGTGGTCGGAGGCTGCTAATGGCATGGGTTTCAGTTCAGCAACGGCTGCCGCGGACGTTTACCCGGGTGTGGGTGATCACCGATGCCGGCCAACAAACGACGGCGTACGTGAAAAGCGACGGCGAGTGGTTCATTAACTGCGACCGCATACGCGCCACAGGCGCCGTTGTGCTGCGATGGAGGGATGACTGATGTCATCGGTTGCTAATTGGTCATACACCGCGACGGCGACAATCTGGCGGCGCATACGCGATGCTGACGGTAGTGATACCGACGGCGGAGGTCAGCCGTATGGATGGGAAGCGCCGATCGCTATCCTCTGCGACTACCAGGGCGGACTCTCTGCAAAAATCGGTGACCTTGGCCGGGAGATCGTGGTTAAAAACACGATATGGACCGAGTACGCAACGGCGCGGGAGGGAGATTACATCCTGATTGGCGCTTCGACCGATGCAGCACCGCCGGATGAGGCCGATGAGATTCGGCAGATCGTCCAGTTCGCAGATACCTTCGAGCGACTGGCGGACGATTTCGCACTGATTACGGGAGTCTGATTATGGGCGTTAAAGTTCGGGGAGTCTCCAAGGTCAGCAATAATATCAACCGGCTGATTGATAATATCGAAAAGCGAAAAACCATGCGGGCGCTCTACTCTGCTCTGTTTGAGATTGGGCTGGAGTCCGCGGTGCTGGTTCCTATCGATACCAGCACTCTGGTTAACTCTCAGTTCAGAGAGGTTGTTATCAAGGGCACCAGACTAACCGGGAGAATTGGTTATTCTGCAAATTATGCGGCGTACGTGCATGAGGCCAAAGGTATTCATCTTGGAAAAAACACCCCGCGCCCTGTAAGAAAAGGCGAAGCGCCCGGTTCCCGTGGAAATATATGGGACACATCAGGCGAGCCCAAATTCCTTGAGAAAGGTGCTGAAAACGCCAGAGACAGAGTTGACGCAGTTATACGCAGGGAGATGGAGCTATGACACCTCCTATGCACAGGCGGGTTCGAAATGTTTTTGTTGATTCTGGATTGACTGCCGGATACATCGTTCAGTCCCTGTTCTGGAATGATACCGGCAAGGCATCTGACCGCTTTATTGTGTTCCGACCAAATGGTGGCACGTCAGTAGATCGTGATATGGCCGCTGATTACTACGTCATGGTGGACGTGATAAGCAAGGGAAAGGCATCTGCTGACTATGCGCAGTCAGAGAACGACGCTCAGGCCATCATCGATTACGTGCAGCAAAACCCGATGACGCACACCTGCCTTGGGCAGATATCCAACATGGGCGGAATTCCTTCGCCTGTTATCACAGCTGAGGGGCGTATGGTGTGGCGCCTGCAGTTCGCCTGCCTCTTTGGCGGATAACACCGAATAAAACCACATAAGGTCGCCTGGAGCGGCCTTTTTTATTATCTGAAGCGAGGTAAGCAACAATGCAAGGCTGCTCCGACAACGGACAACTAATTGGTCGCGCTAAGACGCTGGAACTGGCTTACGGCTGTGCCGACCAGTTTCCGGCGGAAGGCGACTGGAAACTGATGGGGTTGCCAACATCGGCAACGTGGGACCTTAGCCCGGAGGCCCTGACCTCTGATGCTGATAACGGCGGATTCAGTTCAAACCTGATTGCCAGTCTGGACCCGACCTACTCCATCGAAGGGGAGGTTCGCGTTAAAGACCGCACTGATGAGTTTGGCATTCAGCAGTTCGTGAAATACATCGTCGATGAGGTTCGTGCCCGCCGCCAGCCAGGTGTATGGATGCGTTTCCACTGGGGCGATTATTACCACATCGGCTATATGGTCCCATCAGGAGCCAGTGACGGCGGTGGTGTGAAAGAAATCGTGACCTACAGCTTTGAGTTCAAACTGGCTGACGGTCAGACTTTCCAGATCACCGAAGCTGATGGTGACATTCTGGTTACCGGTGTAAGTGTTGCGCCGACGACCAGCTCTATTGCTGCTGGCTCCAGTACTACATTCGCAGTGAATATTGCACCGGAAGATGCTGATAACAAACTGTTCACAGCCAGCTCATCCGTGCCGGCACGTGCAACCGTCGCCATCACTGGTAATACGGTAACCGTGTCAGCGCCGTCAGGTGCAACGGCGGGAACAGCAACAATTACTGTGAAGACGGTTGATGGTGAATTCGTGGCTACCCACGTGGTTACTGTCACGGCGTAAGCAAAACAAAGGGCAGGATCCTGCCCTTGATTTTGTTTACAGGAGGCAGCAAATGGTTCCGCTAAAAGAGCTGGGAGAATGCCTGGTAACCGTCGGGGACCGGGATTATTTTTTCCGGCCATCATTCATGGCTATGTCGCGCATCGGCGAGCCAGCAGAAATAGTTCAGACGTTCTATGACCTTTGCAACGATGAAATAACACCTCTCATTCAGAGGGTTGTCGAAGCGTACGGCAGGGTGCCTGAATGGCTGGCTAAACACCTGTCTGCTTTACATCTTGATAAGAAATCTCTACTGGCCGCCCATACGGTCCTCACCGCTTGCTGCAATGATGACATAGGTGATCTGGTTGGCTGGATGAAGCCCGGCAAAACCAAAAGAAGGGCGTTTGTGTGGCATAAGGGCGTCATGAATCCGCAGGATATGGTCATCCTTGCACAAAGTCTGATGATGCATGGCATTATCGGAAAGGCCAAAGTACGCAAACTTCAGCGCCATGAGACAAATGAAAAAACCAGTGAGTTCCGGGCTGCCGATTACGTCATCGCTGCACGCAACCACTTCGGGATCAGCAGAGAGGAAGCTGAAAACCTGACGATGACCGAGTTTCAGTTAATGCTCATCGCCAAATACCCGGATCAGAAAGGGTATACCAGGGAAGAATACGATCATGCAGCTGATGACTACTTTGCGCGCCGTAAGCGCAGACAGGCTAAAGCCAACAAATAAACCAGCCCAGGCATAGTCCGGGGCTTTTTTATGCCCGCAACTCCCCGCGCTTCACACGCGCATATCAACACACAGAACCTTTCAGGATGACCCTTGAGGATACCGGTTTGGCTATCGGTGCCTTTCTGTGGGCCGGATTCCTGTGTGACAAGGTTCATCACTAAAAGGTAATACCGATATGAAATATCCTACCGTATCAGTAAACGGCGTCTCCGTTCGCGTAGATGGCGCAGGTCGCTACAACCTGAACGATCTACATGCTGCGGCTGTGGCGGAAGGTAAAGCCACCGAATCACAGCGACCCGGTGAATTCCTTAAAACAAAGCAAGTAAGGCGGTTTGTGCAGGCCCTGAGCGATGCGAAGAAAATCGCATCGGTGTTAACCATCAAAGGTGGACCGCTT